GTTCCGAATCGATCCTGAGTTGACCGTCCGCGACGACCTCGGAACCGTCTATGAGCCACGCCCCTATGCGTGGAGCCACAGCGGGCGCGACGCACGCGGCCAGATCACGATCGTCCCGCCACCGCCGAAAGATGCGGGATATCTCTGGCTCGAGTTCAGGGTCTCCACCCTTCCCCAGGATGAAGGTTCCGGGGAGACTTACTTGCGATGCGAGGTGCGCCTCCGGGCCTAGGAGGGCTCACCACGAGACAGGAGGCCGTCACCTCGCGCCGATTGGGCAAGTTGCTCACCTCGCAGGGGGCGGGGGCCACTGAGAGGGCGGTCATGCCCATCGCGGTGGCGGCATTGGCGGCGGGGCGAGCCTGGAGATCAGGCTGAACCACACAACGAAGCCGACGGAGAGGACGGCAAACGGGCCGAACTCCCCGGCGAGCGGTGCGAGCCACCAGAAGAACAAGGCCATGCCTGGCGCACCCGCCGGCTGTGACGTACTGATGGGAGCCCAGCACGTGTCGATGCAGACGGGGCCGGCGAAACCCACCTTCTGGCCCAGCAGCGCCCGGAGCAGCGGTGTCGCGGCGATGGCGACGATCCAGGCGGGCAAGAAGGTCATCGGCAGCAGATTGCGGTGACGACGCCCCAGCCTGGCGACGACGCCTGTCACCAGCGCCGACGGGACGACCGCACTGGCAGCTGCGGTCCATCGGGCCGGGTCCGTCCACGACAGGTCGGGCACGACCCTGGCCGACGCCGGCAAGGAGCTAACCACGATGGCTCCCGATGAGTCGCTCTGGCAGGCAGCAGCACGGCCGGAGGGGGTCACGAGCGGAACGTTCTACTCGCGCTTTCGACGGTACCTAAAGACGTCTGGCCTGGCGCCCACCGGCATCCACGTCCTAAGGCACACCGCAGCCAAGCTTCGTCGCGACGCCGGCGAGTCGATCGAGGACGTGAGCGCGTTCCTAGACCACAGCTCGCTGGCGGTCACTACGGTCTATCTGCGCCGGCTGGAGGGCCAGGAGGATCGGGCCTGGCGTGATGTGGCCGAGGCTATCGGGGTCTGTGCCGATCCTCGCGCAGCTGGGCGGGATCGAGCTCGACGACGGGGTCATCGCCAGAGTCGTGGCAGCGCTGGGCTCGACGGTCCGTCCAATTGCCATCGACCGTTCTCGGATCGAGCGTCAGATGCGTGAGCTTGCCCTCGAACACGTCAGTGGCGGCATGAGCGACGAGACCTACCTCGCGCGTCTCAAGCACCTGCGAGCCTCGCTGGCTGAGGTCGAGGAGACCTCTCAGGTTGGCGTGCCGGCCGATCGGGCCGTGTCCTGGCTGCGCTCCCTCGCCGAGACCTGGCAGAAGGCCGACGTTCCCGAAGCGCGGAGCGACCTGGTCCACGCGATCTACGAGCGGATTGTCGTGGCGGGGCGGGAGTTCGTCGGGGCGCGGCTGACGCCCGGTGCTTACGCGAACGGACTCGCCTTTGCGCTTTCAGAAAAGGTTGTAATGGCGCGCCCGACAGGAGTCGGACACGCGTTAACAACCTATCGGATCCCGATCGAAGGTCGCGATGAGTGGGTAGCGGCTGCACGGGCGCGGTCCGCATGAGCGCCGTGGCCTTGCGCTGGGCTTCGGACCGCTGCCACGTTGCGCGGTCGGGCGCTGCGGGCGCGCGTGTGGCGCGAGTGCCGAGCGAGTGGGCTGACTGGCCGACGGGTGCAGATCCGCTCGACACAAGGCCGGGCAACTTGCCAGCTCGCGTGGAAAGCCCTTTCGGCGATGGCGTAGACCGTGGCGCCCCTTTTCCGCGAGAGATATTCCGACTAATAGACGCGCTGGGCAAAGAGGTGAAGGACTGATGCCCTGGCGTCCCGCCTCACCCTGCCCACGCTGCCATCGGATCGGTGGCTGCGCCTGTCCCAAGCGAGCACCGGACACCCGTCCTTCGGCGGCTCGGCGTGGGTATGGGAGAGCGCATCAGGCAGAGCGTCGGCGCTGGGAGACTGCGGTGGCGGAGGGCCTCGTCGACTGCGCCCGGTGCGGTCGACCAATCCTCCCCGGTGAGGCATGGGACCTCGGACATGCCGATGACCGGGCAAGCTGGACAGGGCCGGAGCACGCCCGCTGCAACCGCGCGGCACCCCGACGGGTGGCAAAGAATGCCCTTTTCGCGATCCCCGTAGACCGTGGCGCCCGCTTCGTGTGCGTGCATCCAGGTTTCGCCAATTTGGGAGATTGGCCATGAGCGCTAACGCTCCCTGGCGTTCCCGGATCGTCGGACACGGTGAGGAGCCGCCGGATCAGCTCCTGGCCAATCCCCGCAACTGGCGCCGCCATCCGGCAGTGCAACGCGAGGCCCTGCGAGGCTCCCTCGACACCGTCGGCTGGGTCGCCCAGATCCTGGTCAACCGCACCACAGGACACGTGATCGACGGCCATGCCCGGATCGAGGAGGCGCTCAGCCGCGGCGAGCCATCGGTCCCAGTCCTCCACGTTGAGCTATCCGAAGCCGAGGAGGCTCTCGTCCTCGCGACGATCGATCCCATCGCGGCGATGGCGATCGCCGAGCAGTCGGTCCTCGACGAGCTGCTCGCCTCCCTATCGGTCGACGACGCCGGCCTCGCGGCCCTCCTGGCGGATCTCGCGGGCGATCTGCCCAAGGCCGGCCTGACCGACCCAGACGAGGCACCGCAGGTACCGGAGCAGCCATACATCAAGGCTGGCGAACGCTGGGTCCTTGGGCAGCATCGTCTCCTCGTCGGCGATGCCACCAAGCCCGACGACGTGGCCCGGCTCATGGGCGGTGTGAGCGCGGAGTGCATGTGGACCGACCCACCGTACGGGGTCGAGTACGTCGGCAAGACACGAAGGGCGCTGCGGATCGTCAACGACGAAGCCGAGCTGGGTCCGGCGGTCTTCGCCGCCGCGGCTCGGGTGGCCCCACTGGCGCCCTCGGCCCCCTTCTACGTCACCGTGCCGGCCGGACCCCGTCAGCTCGACTTCCTGCTGGCGATCCGCGATGTCGGCTGGCGCCTCCATCAGGAGCTCGTCTGGGTCAAGAACAGCATCGTGCTGGGACACTCCGACTACCACTACGCCCACGAGCCGATCCTCTATGGCTACACGGCGGGTCCGGGCCGACCCGGACGCGGTGCGCATGCTGGCACCCATTGGTATGGCGACAACTCGGCCTCGAGCGTGCTCGAGTACGACAAGCCGGCGCGCAGTCTGGAGCACCCTACGATGAAGCCGGTCGGCCTGATCGAGGCGTGTCTGGCCAATAGCAGCCGATCGGGCGACGCAGTGTACGAACCGTTCGCGGGCTCGGGCTCGACCCTGATCGCGGCCGAACGACTCGGGCGGCGCTGCTACGCGATCGAGATCGACCCCCGCTACGCCCAAGTCGTCATAGAGCGCTGGGCGGCGTTCAGCGGTCTGGAGGCCGTCCGTGGGTAGGCGGGGTCCGGCACCGCTGCCGACAAGAGTCAAGCTCCTCCACGGTGAGACTCGGAGAAGCCGGCTGAACCTGCGAGAGCCACTCCCGGCGACCGACGTACCGGTCATGCCGTCCGATCTGCTAGAGGCCGCCAAGCCGATCTGGGAGCGGGTCTTGGCCGCCCAGGCCCCGGGCGTGATCCTGGCCGCCCATGCCGAGGTGTTCCGGATCTACTGCGAGTCGGCTGCTCGCTATGCGGAGGCCTCGAACCTGCTGGCTCGCTCGGGGCTGCTGCTGCGCGACGGCCATCACGGTGGCGCGCCGGTGAAGAACCCGCTGTGCCAGATCGTGCGCGACAACGCCGACCAGGTCCGGGTCCTCGCCCGTGAGCTCGGTCTCACACCTAGCTCGCTCTCGGGCGTCCACGCCGCGCCTGCGCCACAGGACTCGGCGATGCTCGCCCTGCTCACCCCGAGGGGGCGAACCGGATGAGGCGGCGACGCGAGCTGGCACGACGGGAGTCGGCCGATCAGCCAGCCCGGACGCCGTCGGCCCACGTGCGGCCCGTGTCGGGCTCACGCGCGGAGCTAGGGGCGCGAGCCGAAGTCCGCCGTCAGGTGCTCGAGTCGCTGAACCGGCCCCTGCGAGCAACCGAGCCGGAACGGTGGGCCATCCGCTATCTCGAGTCGAGCCGCAGACTGCCGCCGACCGTCTCCGCGCCAGTCCCTCCCGCGGACCAGGTCAGGCTCGCCTATGCCCAAGCCGACCAGATCGTCGGCGCGATCACCGCGGTCCTCGATGGCCTCGGGCTATCGGCGGAGGACCGGGAGCGCGGCCGCAAGCTCGCCGCGGACGCCCTCCGAGCCGCCTCGGTCGAAGGCTGGTGCCCGCTGTGAGCGCCACACACGATGGCGAGATAGAGCCCAAGCAGCGGCCTGTGCCCAGCAGAGGTTGGCCATGCTAGGGCCCCGCTGCAGTGCCCAGACCGCCGATGGCCGAGCGTGTCCGGCGACCCCGTTGCGCGATGAGCCGTACTGCTTCTGGCACTCCCCCGACCACAGCGCCGAGGCTGCCGAGGCCCGTCGCCTGGGCGGACTGCGCCGACGCCGTGAGAAGACGCTGTCAGGCGCATACGACTTCGCCGGGCTAGAGAGCATCGAGTCGATCCGGCGCATCCTCGAGATCGCCACCCTCGATGCCTTGGGACTCGACAACTCGATCGCCCGGGCAAGGGTCCTGATCGCCGCGGCAATGGCCGCCACGAACCTGCTCAAGGTCGGCGAGTTCGAGGAGCGCCTGACCGCCCTCGAGGCGGCACTCGGCCAGGGGCACGCCCACCAAGAGGACACCGCCTTCCCCGACGAGCCAGCCCGATGACTCTGGATCGACGGCTCGCCAAGATCGACGAGACGCTCTCGCCTACGCAGCTCGTCCTCCGCTGGCTGGCCGAGGCCCATAGCTACGGCGACCTCGTGCCCTACGTGAACTCCCTCCTAGCCCAGGACCCACCAGTGGCACCGCTGGATCGCCTGGCCCGGGAGGCCGTCCACGGGGCTCGGTCAGCAATGCGCGGCAAGCGTCCTGAGGTCATTGACGGCGCAGTCCGTAGCGCCCTGCGCGAGACGGTCTTCCGCTTCGAGCTCGTGATGCGTATCAACGTGACCGCCAAGGAGCTACTCGACCGGGAGGAGCTCGTCGCGGCGCTCTTCGCCTCGCAGCTCGCGATGCTCTTGAACGAGGATGGCGGGAAACGTCTTGCGGACGACTCCTACCTGAGCCGCCTCGAGCTATGCCGTCGCCTGACTCTCCTTCGAGTGAACGAGCTGCTCGCATCCCGCGACGCACGCTCGAGCGTCGAGGCCCGCTACCTCGACGGACACCCCGCCCTCTTTCCGGACGTTGCCACCGCGTTCGAGGAGCAGCTACACCAGAGTCAGGAGATCGCGGTCATGGCCATGCACGCCGCCGAGCTCGACGGCGTCGAACCCGCGCCGCCCGAAGATCCGGATGTCCTCAAGGTCCGGGCGGGAGAACTCGTCGCGGACCTCGTAGAGCCGGCCAAGTCCGAGGCGCTCGACAAGCTCGGCGAGGGCAGGCAGGCGCTCGACATCGCGGCTGACTGGGTGCGGGCGAAGATGACGCCGAGAACGGTCGCCGTGGATGAGCCGGTCAGAAAGAACCAGCCGTGATTGCCGCCGAGCTGGTGAGGGACCGGTCGCGACTTGACGGAGACTCGGGACGGCCTATCTTTGGCCTCGATGAGAAGGCGAATTCAGCCACCAGATCAGGCCGACGAGCGGGCACGACCAGTGGACGGACCGACAAGGGTGCGCCTGCGGCCGCGCGGTGAGTCGCACCTACTCGCGTTCTTGGCGATCGCCGCAGCCGTTTGCGTTTCGATTGCGGCAGTCAAACCGTGGGGCGAGCACGCTGCGGCGCCAGGCCCATCGACCATGGCTCCGTCAGCGGGTACGACCTCCGCGGTCGCGTCCGATCCCGGCCAACCCTACATCCTCGTCCCCCCGGCATATGTCGGGACCGGGGCGGAAAGCTGCACCGGCAACCAGTATTGGTTTGCGGTGTCGGGAAGCCCACAGCCACTGTCTAGCCTCGAGCAAATCACTCCGTTGCTGATCTGTGCGAGCGAGAGTCAGCAGCACGTCGTTTGGCTGTCCTCACCTGGACCAGACGCCTCGGCGTCGGTCGAACTCGAGTCGAGCACGCCCTGACCTAGCTGGCTCGGGTACAGCCGTCCAGATGGCGCGGTCGCCCCTTCGGCGCACGCTTTAGCCCGACACGATGACACCATCGTGCGGGGGTTTCACAGCGGACTCCAGCCTTCGACCGCGACGGCTCGGAGCGCCCCTGCGGCGAGCTTGCGCCCCCGCTCTCGGTCCCCCGCCGACAACCCGAGGCTGTCGAGAACCGAGGTGATCGCGCCGACGATCCGGTCGGCCTGGGCCTCGGCGAGCTTGACCTGCTCGGGTGGAGGGACGGGCGCCGAGATGGTCGGCGGCAGGCTGCGGCTCGACTCGAGATAGCGGATGGCCCACCGTTCCGGCTCAGGTCCTCGCAGGGGCTGGTTCAGGGTCCCGTGCGCCCGCTGCAGGACTTCCTCTCGGGCGCCAAGCTTGGCCCGTGAGCCCGACACGGGCCCCACGTGGGCCGACGGCATCCGGGCTGGCTGATCGGCCGACTCCGGTCGTGCCGGCTCGTGTCGCCGCCTCATCCGGTTCGCCTCCTCGGGGTGAGAAGGGCGAGCATCGCCGAGTCTTCCGGCGCAGGCGCGGCGTGGACGCCCGAGAGCGAGCTGGGCGTGAGACCGAGCTCACGGGCGAGGACCCGGACCTGGTCGGCGTTGTCGCGCACGATCTGGCACAGCGGGTTCTTCACCGGAGCGCCGCCGTGATGGCCGTCGCGCAGCAGCAGCCCCGAGCGAGCCAGCAGGCTCGAGGCCTCCGCATAGCGAGCAGCCGACTCGCAGTAGATCCGGAACACCTCGGCGTGAGCGGCCAGGATCACGCCCGGGGCCTGGGCGGCCAGGACCCGTTCCCAGATAGGCTTGGCGGCCTCCAGCAGATCGTCGGGCATGACCGGTACGTCGGCCGGCGGGTGTGGCTCGTTGCGGTTGAGGCGCGAGGGCCGAGTCTCACCGTGGAGGAGCTTGACCCTGGTCGGCAGAGGTGCCGGACCGCGCCTACCCACGGACGGCCTCCTCGCCTGTGAAGGCTCCCCAGCGCTCGATCGTGACCTGGGCGTAGGCGGGATCGATCTCGATCGCATGGCAGCACCGGCCCAGTCTCTCGGCCGCTATCAACGTGGAGCCCGAGCCCGCGAAGGGTTCGTAGATCGCGTCGCCCGCGCGGGTGCTGTTGGCCAGGCACTCCTCGACGAGAGCGACGGGCTTCATCGTTGGGTGCTCGATGCTCCTGGCTGGCTTGTCGTACTCGAGGACGCTGCTGGCTGAGTTGTCGCCATACCAGCGGGTTCCGGCATGCGCGCCACGTCCCGGTCTCCCCGCGCCAGGTGTGTAGCCATACAGGATCGGCTCGTGGGCGTAGTGGTAGTCGCTATGTCCGAGCACGATGCTGTTCTTGACCCAGATGAGCTCCTGATGAAGACGCCAGCCGACATCGCGGACTGCGAGAAGGAAGTCGAGCTGTCGCGGTCCGGCAGGGACGGCGACGTAGAAGGGGGCCGAGGGCGCCAGAGGCGCAACACGACACGCTGCGGCGAAGACGGCCGGGCCCTGCTCCGCCTCGTCGTTGGCGATCCGCAGCGCTCTGGCGGTCTTGCCGACGTAGCCGACCCCGTATGGCGGGTCCGTCCACATGCACTCCGCGGTCGCCCCGTCGGTGAGCCTGGCCACGTCCTCGGGCTTGGTGGCGTCGCCACACAGGAGGCGATGCTGCCCAAGGAGCCACAGCTCACCGGGCTTGACGTATGGCTGCTCCGGAGGTTCGGGAGCCTCGTCGGGGTCGGTCAGGCCGGCCTTGGGGATATCGCCTGCGAGATCGGCCAGGAGGGCAGCGAGACCGGCATCGTCGACCGATAGGTCGGCCAGAAGATCGTCGAGGACCGACTGTTCGGCGATCGCCATCGCGGCGATGGGATCCAGTGTCGCAAGAACGAGCGCCTCTTCCTCTTCGGATAGCTCGACGTAGAGCACCGGCACCGAGCGCTCGCCCCGGCTGATCGCCTCCTCGACCCGGGCGTGACCGTCTACGACGTGCCCGGTGGTGCGGTTGACCAGGATCTGCGCAACCCAGCCGACGGTGTCGAGGGAGCCCCGCAGGGCCTCTCGTTGCTCTGCCGGATGCCGCCGCCAGTTGCGCGGGTTGGCCAGGAGCTGATCCGGCGGCTCCTGGCCGTGCCCGACGATCCGGGAGCGCCAGGGAGCGTTAGCGGTCATGGCCAATCTCCCAAATTGGCGAAACCTGGATGCACGCACACGAGGCGGGCGTCACGGTCTACGGGGGTCGCGAAAAGGGCTTTGTTTGCGAGGGGCAGTGTCGCGAGTCGCAATATCTCTCGCGGAAACGGGGCGTCTCGGTCCCTGCCATCGGCGAAAGGGCTTTGCGAGTGAGCTGGCATCTTTGCTACCACGGGCCTCACGTCGAGCCGACCTCCGCCCGTTCGCCAGATACCCCACTCGCGGTGCCTTCGCCCCACACGCGGGCTCACAGGGCCCGACGTCGCAACGGGGCCGGTCATGCCGACCTGGCCCGTGCAGCCGCCAACCACTCATCGCGGCCTTCGATGGGAATTCGGTAGGTTGTTAACGCGTGTCCAACTCCTGTCGGGCGCGCTTTAACCACCACCTCGGGCAGCGCCAGCGCCAGGCCGTGGGCGTAGGCGGCCGGAGTGAGGCGCCCCGACACGAACTCCCGCCCGGCGACGACGATCCGCTCGTAGACCGCGTGGATGAGTTCGCCCTTCGCCTCCGGGATGTCGGCTTGCTGCCAGGTCTCCGCGAGGGCGCGCAGCCAGGCCACTGCCCGATCCGCGGGCACGCCCATCTGCGCAGTCTCTTCCACCTCAGCCAGTGAGGCTCGGAGTTGCTTCAAGCGAGCGAGGTAGGTCTCGTCGCTGATCCCGCCACCGACGTGCTCGAGCGCCAGCTCCCGCATCTGGCGCTCGATCCGGGATCGGTCGATGGCCACCGGTCTCTTGGTGGAACCGAGGGCAGCCACGACTCGGGCGATGACGCCGTCGTTGAGATCGATGCCGCCGAGCTGAGCAAGGATCGGGAGATCCCAGGCCTCGGCCGGTATGCGGGCCTTGGGACCCCACGCCGGGCATGGCTTGGGGTGGAGCTTTCGGGGCTTTCGGTCGGCCGCGGCGCCGTCGCTGCGGACCCGACGACCGCACACGCAGTGAAGCAGCCCGCCCAAGAGATCGACTCGGTCGCGGCGGCGCGGACCGCTGCCTCGGCACTTGGCCCGCCTGACCTCCTCGACTCTGGCCCACAACTCGTCGGAGACCGGCGGGTTCGAGCGCCAGGGCGCGGGCTTCCGGGTTTCGTTGCGCCCGCGGTGTCTGCGTATCCAGCCGTTGTAGATCGGGTTCATCAAGATGCAGCGGATGCGCGACGCCTCAAGGCCTGTTTCGAGGGCGAGCTGCCGGGCGCTGACCGTGCCCAGGGCATAGCGCTCGAAGAGCCCGACCGCGACCGCGATGCTGGCTGGGTTGATCTCGAGGGTATTGGGCGGCTCGGGCGATCGTCGTAGCCCCAACCCTGCATGGCCGCCCGGATCGTTCTCCTGCTCGAACTTGGCGGCGTAGCCCTCGGTGATCCGCTCCGAGAGCCGTCGGCTGTAACGCTCTGCACTTGCGGACTCGGCCACAAGCTCATCCCAGTCGTGGGGGTCGGAGCTCAGGATGCGCCGGTCGCACATGACCAGGGCGACGCCTGCCGGATGCAGATGGTCTTCGAGCAGCTCAAGGGTCCGGCGCAGGTTGCGCTGCCAGCGATCGCTGTATCCGGCCAGGAGAAGGTCGAACCCTCCTGCCTTGGCCTCGGCGAGCATCTGGGTCATCGTCGCCGAGCGCCAGACCGTGGTGCCGCTGTGGGCCACCTGAAACACCCGGCCTGTATCGATGAGACCGTAACGCTCGATGAAGCGGTCCTGCTGCTCGCGCTGGCTGGCGGGTCCGAACCGGTCGTATTGACCGGCCGTGCTCTCGCGGATCCAGCGGGCGGCCCGCAGGCCCCGGATGTCGTCGAGAGAGCGCGGCAGTTGCTTCATGCCGCCCTGACCTTCCCGCTCTTGCGCATCCGAGGGATGTTCCCTCTGGCGTCAAGCGCCTCGGCGCGCATCTGGTCGGGGCCATCGGGGTATCGGGCGTGCAGGGCCTCGACGTAGCGGGCGAGGGCCAAGACAAGCTGATCGCGATCCGCGGGCAGCACAACCTGGCCGTTCACCTGAGACCTCCGCGGATCGCGAAGTCCAAGTCAGCCTCGCTGCCACGGGCTCCTCGGGGGTGAGCAGGGTGAGCAAAGACGCTGTTTCTGGGTCTCTTTCCAATACACGCGAAGAGGGAACCTGGGAATGGGCACAATGCTCCCCCTGCTCCCCCCTGCCGGCTCATTCGGCGGGCCTCCGCACGATCAGCCCCTCATACACCGGGCTGCCGTGGACTTTGCGCCGGTGCACGGGGAAGCCAAGCCGATCATGGCGCTCGGTGAACGCTCGTCCGAAGACTGGCGCGGCCATGGCCTTGGACCCGATCGAGCCAGCCCAGGCCACGTAGGCCTCGTAGATCTTGGGTCCAGGGGTTGAGGCACCCGCCTGCGAGACGACCCATTCGCGCAGAAACCCACCGATGGGATCCTCATCCTCTTGGTAGGCAGCCGTCTCGCGCGCGACGGCGGTCGGAAACGGGTAGAGGGTCCCGGCGGTCGCATAGGCCACGGCGCCTCGGACAGCCCAGGCGAGGATGCCGCGGGCCTCGCCGGCGAGGACGGCCGCGAGACCCGGATCTTCGGCCGGACCGTCGCTTGCCTCGCCCCGTTTCGCGAACCGCACCGTCCACGGGATCAGCGCGATCCTGCGCCAGAATCCCTCCGACGCATCGTCGGCGGCGGGCAGATGGTTGGTCGCGAGATGGAGGGTATGGCTGGGTGGCCACTCCTCCTGGCGCCCATGTAGCTCGCGACCGGTCATCAGATCGATTGAGGCGAGGCGCTTGAGAACTCCACCCTTGAACTTCGCCCCCTGCTCTGGTTCGCTCGTAAAGGCCAGGCGTGCTCCACGAAGGCGCATGAGATCAGAGGTTGGTGCGCCGGCGGTTCGGTTGGCGTTGAGCAGCGTCTCGACCGCGACTTCGAGGCTGTAGTCGCCTGCCATCTCACGACCGAGGGTCCGGAAGGCCACCGACTTACCGTTGTTGCCCGTGCCGTAATGGACGGCGAGCAGCTCCTTGGACGTGCCGACGAGCGATGCGCCGATCAGCCGGGCGAACCAGCTGATGAGGTCCTCGTCGCCGGCGAAGACCTCCACAAGAAACCGATCCCAGCGCGGGCACGTCGCCCGAGGGTCGTAGTCGAGTCGGGTGGATCGACTGACCATATCCTCTGGTCGTCCCACCCGCAGGGCTCCGGTGCGGAGGTCGACCAGGCCGTTCTCGCAGCCAAGGATCCAAGGATCGGGGTCCCAGGCGTCGCCGGTTGTTGCAACGGGCTTCATCGCCGCAGTGATCCGAAGACCCGCCGCGATCGCGTCGTCGGTTGCGCCCGCAGCCATGATCGCGGCGACCGTCCGCTCGCGCATCTCGCCATCGGCAATTAGGAGCGCTTCGCTGTACCTCTCGCCGAGCGCCGCGAGCCATCGCCTGCGGATCTCCTGGTCCCGATCCGGGCGCCAGCGATGGCCATGCCAGATGAGCCAGATCCGTCGGCCATGGTCGAACCGGACCTCGTCTCCTCTCCGTTGGGCGAAGTGGTAGGCGGCGAGCGATTGACGGCTCAGATGATCGATCTGGCCGACAGTTCCCTCCGCAGGTTCCTCTTCGGCACCAGAACCCTCATCCTCAGGGTCGGGCAGCGGGCCGCCCTCGCCCTGGCCAGCCCGAGCCTGGGTTTGCTCACCTGGTGGTTTGCGCCCGATCGAGGCCGCGATCGTTTGGACCTCGTCTTCGTCCAAGGGTGGTCGGCACTGCAGCCGGTTGGCCTCGAGGAGCGCAGCGAGGATGACCGGCGCTGACGCCCCACGGCGGCGCATCGAGCCCGCGAGTGAGGCAAGGGTTGCATTGCGCTGACCCTCGATGATCACATCGGGGATCGGACGCGCAGCGCCAACCCGGTCGAGGCCCCGACCGTCTCCCACGAGATCGCAAATCCAGGCTGGAGCCTCGGCGATACCTTCCTCGGGCTCGCGGAGCCAGCGGTACTGGCGGCCACTATGGTGCAGCGAGGGGGGCGCGACGAGATAGCTGCCCGGGCCTCGCAGGTCGACCTTTGGGAGGATGGCGACCTTGGGTCCTATCTGTTCGGCCGTCCGATACAAGTAGTGACGGCCGCGCCCAGTTTCGACGGTGGCGGTCTCTGGTAGGGCGTAACCGCGGGCCCGGAGGGCATCCACGCCTTCGGGCCCGTCGATGTCGACTGCGACGATGCCAAAGGGCATCGCGATCCCGACGTTCGCGTCGGGCCACATTGCCCACCACGCACGTATCTGATCGATGTCGGTGGTCGCATCGAGTAGGCCGCTCCTCGTCCGCGGGTGCTTGCCCTGTGCCGAGCACTCGGGGCGGCGGCAATCACAGACGCCGTCGACCGGCGTGTGCAGGGGGATTACCGCCCAGCCCGCGGCTGCCATTGTCAGAGCGCCCTCGAGAAGGGCGGGCAGCGAGTTCATCCAGGGAAGCGCCTGCCGCTCATTCCTGGATGGTAGCGGGCCTGCCACAGCGAAGGCCACAAACCGCTACCATTGGCGGTCACATTTGCGCGGGAGGCGGGTTGATGGAGTGGCGGCCGAAACCTGCGATGTCGTTCGGCAAGCCTGGCGATCCGGCCAGCTTCGGCGTCGTGTTCCCGTTCTCGTGGCGTCACGGCGCAATCGCTGGGCAGGGCTATGTGATCTACCGAGGGTTGGGCGGTCGGGTTGAGCCGGTCGGGCTCTCGATCGGCGATCCGGGTACGGGAGGAGCGGTCATTCCTAACGGGCCCCAGCCGCGTGTCACGACGACGATCCTTCGGCTCTTGCCTCTCGGAGCGATCGTTGCGGCTGGCGGAAAGGAGGCAGCCGCGTTGAGGGACGCTGTTCTCGCCGCCCAATCCTTGACGATGGCTCTGCCGCTGACGCCCGGGGAGGTGGCAGAGGCCAAGGAGAAGGGCATCCCCCTTCTGCATCTCCAAGGGTTCACCATGATGAACGAGGCGGAGGCTGCGGATGCTGTGGCTGCCATGGCTGAATTTGCGGCCCTGTTCTCGGTTGGACCGGGCACTAGGCGGACCGGTCCGAAGGCGCGCCCCGATAGCCACTACCGAGCGGTCGCCGCGATCTACTCTCAAGCCGATCGTAAAGGCCGCAACCCGGTCCAGGCAGTCCGGGAAATGTACCGCGAGGCGACCGGCGTTCTTGTACCTCGCTCGACCGCCTCGCGCTGGGTGCGCCGGGCCGAGAAGAAGGGCTTCCTTGGGCCAGCGCCCGGTCCCGGCAGGATCGGCCGCGCTCTCCCCGAGCCCCCCGACGGGGACGGTTAGGGCCTCGGATTCCAAGGGCACCTTCCGGCCCCGGTGGTCTGTCACGCCTCTTTGGGCCTCCCGCCTGTGCGGGCCGCGACTACTGTCGCTGGCGCTCGGAGGATCGCAGGCGGGATGGGTGGTCGTATCTGGGTGACCTAGTTTCGAGCCCCGGTTCCTTTGCTGCGACGCGGACGACCGCCCCGAAGGCGACCGCTGTAGGCATCGACGAGTTCGCTTGCAAGGGACGCCGCTGCGCGGCGGAGCTTGGGCGGCACTCGGTCCCAATGGACAGTGACGCTCACCGGCTGCACGCTCTCATCCACGACCACGCTGCCTCTTAGGGCCTCGAGGGTGGCCGTACCACGGGCCCAGTAAGGCAGGATCTGGTTGATACCGTCAGCTCGGCGGGTCCCATCACTCCGACGAGTGCCGAGCACTAGTTCTTCGACCAGTAGGTCATTGCCCTTCCGATAGGCGGCGAGCACGTCCGCCATGCGCTCGAGGCCAATTGCGGCCTTGATCCGAAGCGTTCGAGGCAGATCCGCGTCCTGAGCCACCCGCTCGAGATCAGCGATGAGGTGTAGCAGGGGCTCTTCGTCACGCACGGCTGTTTGAGCCTACATCGAGGGACAGCCACCTTCTCGTGGCCGGCCCCGGCTACGAGATCAGGACGCCTGCGGCAGCGCCCTCACCGGGTCGCTCACCGTCGTACGGCTTGGGCCTGGTCGGAGCCCGACCAGAAATGCAACCTAATCTTGAGGGCCCGGACTCCACGTACAGGTCCAGACTACCGATATCGTGGCCGCCCCCTCCCCCAAGGGCGGTCGTCTCCTCTGAGCCCGTCACCTGCTCCCTCGGGCGGCGGGGCTCTTCTGTTGCTAGACCCCGATGGCCTCGGCGACGTCGCGCCACGCCCGATCCTCTTGGCCTTCTAAGCGGCGCAAGTACACCGTCGTGACCGCGAGTGAGCTGTGGTCGAGGAATGCGCTCACGTCCTCGATCGACTCCCCGGCATCCCGCCGAAGCTTGGCGGCGGTGTGACGCAGGACGTGGATGCCAGTTGGTGCCAGGCCAGCGAGTCGTAGGTAGCGGCGGAAGCGGGCGTAGAACGTCCCGCTCGTGACGCCAGAGGGTCGCGCCGCGGCCTGCCAGAGGGACTCGTCGGGGGACATCGAGGTCAGCTCCTTGCCGACGTCCGCGAGCGTGGTGCAGATGGCCTCATAGGCAGGGTGAGGGAGTTCCCGGCGACCTCGCTTGCCGCCCTTGCCCCGATAGGAGTAGAAGCAGGTCTCGCCCTCGAGGCTGAGATCACCTGCCCGTAGGTCGATGACCTCCGAGCGGCGGCGGCCGGTTAGAACAAGCGTGAGCAGGATCGCTCGGTCGCGTCGACCGGCCACCGTGTCGGGAACAACCGCCAGGAGCCGTCGCACCTCGTCGGCGCCGTATCCCCGTGCAACAGACTGAACACTCCGCGGCCGCTCGACGGCATCGCATGGGTTGGAGATGACCAGCCCCATCCTGATCAGGAAGCGGTAGAAGGATGACAGGCAGGCGATCCGGGCTCCGACTGTCGTCGAAGAAGGCGTCCGCCCCGACTTGCCGATGCCGTGCACCCAGGCCAGGACATCGGCTGGCTTGACCCTGTCGGGCGTCTTGCCGAGATCGCCGAAGAACGGCCAGAGCATCCTGCCGTACGACTCGACCGTCCGCCGGGAACCGGAGCGGTTGCCCTTCTCGACGAGGAAGGCGTAGAGGGCCTGGTCCCAGGCCGACGGGTCGCCGCTGGCTAAGGCGGGGAGGGGTTGAGCGGTCATCGTGGGCGCCTCGGGTGCGAGATGGTCGCCTACATCGATCACTCAGCCGCCTGCGGAAAGCAACACCATGGCCAAATCGTCTATGGGTATCCGGGGACCACAGCCCGAGTACTACCTCGGGACCGCCCGTATGGCCGCAGCGTAGGCCACGAACTGGGACTGGCTCAACGCTGACCCAAATGCCAGGTACTCGTGTGCGGTCCCGTAGTCGTTGTCGATAACGAAGTTGGGCCCTTCCGTGTAGAGCTCCGCCGCCAGGCCGCCAAACGCCGCCGGCCCCTGGTCCACGGCGAATGGTTTCCAGGCGCAGAAGCCGCTGATGAGGCCGCAGAGGTTGCCCTAGTGACCCCGCCACCGACTCCCACGCCGGCGGTTACGCCGTCACCGGTGGCCACCCCTACGCCGTCTCCGACGGCCACGCCGACCCCCTGGCCCACCCCCACTCCCAGCTCTCCGGCTGCGGCATGCACCGGCACGGCGTCCAACAAGGCCTTGTTCGCCCAGGCCGCCGGGGCCATGAACTGGACCGTCTACTGCGCGGTGTTGCCATCCGGCTGGTCCATCGCAGAGGGCGGCTACAAGAACGCGCCCAACGGCGTGATCCAGGTGATCTACCTGTACGGCAGCAGCACGCAGTTCCTGCTCTACGTAGATGATGATCGGGCTGGGCGTGGGCACGGGCGTGAGGTACATGATCTGCGGCGTTGGAGAGGCGGCCGAGCAGCCGGCCAGTGCAATGGACACGGCCAGGCCCAGGGCCGCTCGCTGCAAACGCGAGACCCGCCTCGCGTTCATCTTCCCGGCCCCCCTCTATTCCAAGGGACGCTTACTGGGGCCCTCAGAACTTCAGCAAGCTGACGACAGCCCGGCCAGCAACTCGGAGCGCTCTCCTCGCACAGGGTTGTGGCCCGCCCAGCGCGTTGGCGCAGGAGTTGGTCAGCGGTATCTGGTGGGCGAGCACCCAGGGGCCGCCTTCCCACTGGAACTGGGGCCACCCGCCACTGGCAAGTATTGCCGTCTCATCCGCGGTCTTTCTGGGTTTCCGGTGACGTCAAGTGGCCAGATCCGTCGATACAATCCAGGATGGCACCCACCGGTGGACTGCACGTCAAGCGTTCAGGGTCGCGCCTATTCGGTCTCCGCGCCCAGAGTGGTCGAGGCACCTAGCCGGCGCACAAAGAGGGCTGCAGCACCACGGGCTTAGGGCGAAAGGCAGAAGGAGAACCATGCCGTCCGGGACACGCCGCCGTGACCGCAACGGGCAAGTCTCGGCTGAGCCAATCGCCGCGAGAAGCAGCCTCATCAAGCAACCTGGCCGGGACGACATTGGGCAATGGAACGGGCCTGCTATGGCCACCTGGGTCCAGATGCTCGCGATCACGTCGGCACTCTTGCCGGTCATCGGCGCGGTTCGCAATTACACGGCTGGCTTCGTGGACGGCGTGCCTGGGGGGTATGTTGGGCAGATGCCAATACAGGAGCTGGCATTGGATGGCTTCAACACGGTCGCAGGACCGGCGGCGTTCGCGAGCTTCCTGGTCCTTATGACGAGCAGAACCACCTGGTGGCGGCAGCCGTTGAGCTCACGGGCCCAGACGATCCTTCGTTGGACATGGGTGCCCTTATGGGTCTTCGTGATTGGAGCCATTGTTTCGGCCTGCTTCCTATTACCGTTTCCCGAAGTCATTGCGACCGCCAGCGCCTACGCTGGGATAGGAGCGTGGATCACGTGGGAGTCCTTCAAACGGAAGCTTCCATTTGGGCAGGTTGCCGGGATCGTCATGCTTGCTGCATTCGTGTCCTCAGTTGCTACTGGCGTCAACGGCGGCACTCAGGCTGCAACTTACGTTTCATTCTCGCCGCCTTCGCCTCACAAGTCGGGCTGGTATTTACAGATGGGGCCAATCTCAGACCAGGTGTATTTGATGCCGTGTTCTGACAAGCACTGGATTGTGGTCCCTTGGTCCACAATCGCTTCGATCGACTACCAGAAAGACGTGCCGGACGTCGACACCACCCTCCTCCATGCAATACAGACGGGGAGCCTCCCACCGATCGGGGACGTTCTGACCTGCCCGGACCCCAGTCAGCCACCGCCCTAAGCTCGACGAAGAGCGAGCCTGTTGCGTCACGGACGATGAGATCCGGGTTGCCTAGCGTCGTCGACAGCCCGCACTCGACGAGCGCGGCGGCCATGTAGAGCTCGCACATCGCCGAGCTGTAGTCGGCCGCCACGCCAGCCGGCCCCGCCATCCCGCCGGGGAGTCACCCTATCGCGGCATAGGGGCGGTTGAACGGCGGCGCGTCGAAGAGCGGGGTCAGATCGGCGACCGCGCGTGGGACGGAGGTCTGGGCGCAAAGCGGAGCCATCCGACCGTAGAGACTGATGGCCACGAACGGCTCCACATCAGGGAGATCGACCACTCGAGCGGCCAAGGTGCCCGCAACGCGTGGACTGACCTCGAACGCTGTCTTGGATGAGTATCTCGTGGTCACTTCGGGCAGAGGTTCCAGCTGCCAGCTGGGTTACTCCCGCGGAGCAGAAAGAGTTACATCAGATCGAGCTTCCGTTGGGCTGGCGAGTCCCACTCGCTCCGGGACGAGATTGTTGTCCCCAGCGGACGCGTCTGCCTCATCATATGGACCGGGTCCTTCTGCTCGCGCTCTCGAGCTGAGACGGAGGGAGACAGACATGAATGGGGTGCTCGCCGTCGTGCTGGCAGGCGGAGCCGGTGAGCGGCTCTCCTGCCTGTCCGCGATCCGCTCCAAGCCGGCGGTCCCTTTCGGAGGCAAGTTTCGGCTGATCGACTTCAGCCTCTCGAACTGCGTCAACTCCGACATCGACGACGTGCTGGTCCTCGCGCAGTTCAACCCCCGTTCGCTTATCAATCACATCGGAACGGGACGTCCGTGGGACCTCGACCGGATGCGCGGAGGGGGCATCAAGATCCTCCAGCCGTACATGTCCAAGGAGCATACCGGCTGGTACCAGGGCACGGCCGACGCGGTGCGCTACAACCTCCACGAGATCGACCAGGACGGCGCCGAGCTGGTCCTCGTGCTGGCCGGCGACCACATCTACAAGATGGATTACCGGCCGATGATCGCGGAGCACCGGCGGACAGGCGCGGGTGTGACCGTCGCCGTACGCACGGTGCCGCCGGCCGAGGCGTCGCGCATGGGCATACTCTCGCTCGACGCCGATGGCCGGGTGGTGGATTGGGAGGAGAAGCCGGCGGTCCCGAAGAGCGACCTAGCGTCGATGGGCATCTATGTCTTCACCCGAGCCGCGCTCCATGAGTGGCTCGACGAATCACGTAGCGACTTCGGGCGCGACGTCATCCCGGCCATGCTGGCCGGCGGCGCTGCCGTCTTCGGCCATCGCTTCGACGGCTACTGGCGAGACGTGGGCACCATCGAGGCGTACTGGGCGGCCAACCTCGACCTGACCGCGCTGGTCCCCCAGCTCGACCTGTTCGATCGGAGCTGGCTCGTCCACACTCGTTCGGAGGAACGCTCGCCGGCCAAGATGGGCCCAGACGCGGTTGCGCGCCACTCGCTGATCAGCCACGGCTGCATCGTCAATGGCACCGTCGTGAACTCGGTCCTCTCACCAGGAGTGAGGGTCTACGAGGGTGCTCTGGTTTGCGATTCGGTGGTGCTGCTCGATAGCGAGATCGGCCCGGGGGCCGTGGTCGACCGGGCGATCGTCGACAAGTTCGTCCACGTCGGTGCCGGCGCGGTCATCGGTTTCGGGGACGATCTCGGGACGCCCAACGTCGAGGAGCCCGAGCACCTCCGTAGCGGCATCACCGTGGTGGGGGAGCGAGCCCGGATCCCGGCGGGCGTGCGGATCGGACGCAACTGCCTAATCGGGCCCTCGGTTGTCGAGTCGGACTTCCCGGGTCCGTTAGTCGAGTCCGGGGTATCGGTGAAGAGTTCGGACGGAGCGAGGATTTCGACGACACCGACCTAACGCCTCACAACTCCTCGGCTATGACCTTCGCGGGGCCCTGGATCGGGTTCGGCGTCCTGTCCATATAGACGTCGCCCTGACGGCGCCCGAACCCGGCCGGCATGCGCACTAACACCCGATCGTGCGTTGCCGGTGCGGACGACAGGACTTGAGATGCGACTGGACAACAGGAGCGCGGCTTCGACCGGGACCCATTAGGCCTCGTCCGGCGACTCCGGGGCTCCGAGGAAGTCCTCAAGCCTGGTCGGATGAGCGAAGTCACGGTCGGGGAGTTGGCTCAGGTCGAGGTCGTTTGGCAAGTCCTCCCAGCCGCACGCCTCGCAACGCGCTACGGTCGAATGCTCGGCGCCGAGTTCCGGGCGGTAGTCCTGAGTCAGCCGGTATGAAGAGCATTGCGGACAGCGGCCAGGCTCGCCGTTCTCCTTGCGCAGGATCGCCATCCCGAACATCCCGAGCGTGTGCTGGGTAGCCTCAACGGCGATCACGCCGTCCGTGCGGGTGGCGTTCTTCGCGTGCGTCAGCCAGCCGACCAACTCCCAGGTCGACTTCGACACCGACTTGAGATGGCCGCGGATACGGTCCGCCGTTGAGCCGACTGCTGCCCAGTCTGCGATCAGCTCCGCCCAATGGACGAAGTCGGATGCCTTTGGCGCATCCTGGCCCTTCGGGACCATCTCGGGCTGCGCCGCGTCATGGGCAAACGAAATGAGGGCTTCGCGCAGCCGAACCCCAACGGCCTGGAAGTCCTCGGCTTCCTCCGCCGCGTCAAGGGCCTCGGCGGCCTGCTGCCAGCGCCGCCAAGACGGCGCCAGCCGCTCGCGTTCCTCGTCCTCGACAGACGGCTCGTTACGCATCGCGAGCCGCTGCGCGAGGCCGAGGTGGAACGTGAAAGCCATATCCATGTACTTGAAGTCAGACTGCCGGTAGAGGTTCGTAGGGTTGGTGATGACCCACCAGCGGTCCTTCTTCGTGTGAACGTCCCAGATGTCGTGCCGGCGGCCGAACGACCGGTGGGTCGCGACCTTCTCCGCCTGCCGGATAACCTCGCCCTCCGGGCTCTGCATCAGGACGTACTCGCGGACCGCCCGCTCCTCATGCTCCTCGCTTGTCTCCATGCCTAGAGCGTAGCAGCAGGCCCTTCGTGGTTGGGTCGTCTGGGCCAGAACGCCGAACGATCCCGAGTGGCGCCCGGCGTGAGCTGAACCTCCGACTTCCCATTTGTGCTGGACCGTCGGGACGTCCGGGAAGGGAGAAGGCGAAAGCGCGACCCTATGGCTTGGTCGTGTTCAAAGGCGAGCGGACGACTGCTCGTCGATCACGTCCTTGTGGGTGACTGTCAGGTAGCCGACGAGGATCACGATCAGCACGGCCAGGACCACGCTGACATACCCGGTGCCGAGCCCGAGTCCGCTCAGTGTCTTCGCCTTCCCAGCCCAGTCGGCGAACGAGGCGCCAAACGGCCGCGTGAGGATGTAGGCGACCCAGAAGGCCGCGATCGCGTTGAGGCGGAACAGCCGATAGGCCA